CAGACGATTGGGACAGTCAAACTTGGGCGTGGTCAGCAAGAGAATTGGCACAAGATTTCAAAGAGTTTTATCGAGATGCACTTAGAGACAGCCCTGTCCAAGGACAGCAAGGTGTGGCGGAAGGCCATGCAGACCAACAACGCAAAATCTTTAAGAAGAATGGCAAACCAGTGGGCGAAGTTGGTATTGACCGCGAGTCAAGCCCTGGTGCTGGTCAGTGGTATATGAAGTGCTATGCTCGTAATATAGATTTAGCAGGCTACGACTCATATGAAGAAGCTGTTGAAGAATTAAAACATTGCCTGAAGCAAGGTGTAGCGGAAGAACAAGTTAACGAACTAAGCAAAGGTACGTTAGCTAACTATGTTCGTGCCAATGCTAACGATCAAGTTCAGCATGCCAGCTCACAGAGTTTTAAATCAGGAAAAAATAACGACAAATACAACACAGCCGATGCCTGGGATCAAAGAACCACAAAGCGCGAAAAGGGCATGGATCGTGCGTTAAATAAATTAACAAGAGAAGATTTAGACGAAGCAATTGAAAGTCGTCTATACGCAATGAAACAAGCAGGGTACGACATACTATGAACGAATTAGAACAAGCCGCAAAGATTGCCTTTGCCAGCCAATTTACTTTTTACCTGAAAGCACATTTCTTCCATTGGAATGTTGAAGGTGTACACTTTCGAGAACTACATAGTTTATTTGGCACAATCTACGAAGAAGTTTATGGTAGCATAGATGACTTTGCAGAAAAAATTCGCGCCTTGGGTGCCTATGCTCCTGGCAGTAACAGCCGTTTTAGTATGTTAACACGCATTGATGACGAAACAGAAGTAGTTCCAGCAGAACAAATGGTCATGGAATTATTAGCCGATTCAGATAAAATGGTTAAAATTTTAAAGATTGTCTATGATCAGGCTGAAACCGCAGGCGAACATGGATTTAGTAATTTCTTAGCAGAACGTATGGATGCGTTCCGTAAACACGCTTGGATGTTGCGTAGTACACTAAAATGAAAATTAACGAAGTCATCACTGAAAACTTTCATGATGGCAAGAAGCCCGGACGTAAAGGTCTTGCTAAACGTTCAGGAGTTAATTGTAAACAATCGGTTAGTAAGTTGCGTAGCATAGCTGCACACAGTACCGGCGAACGACAAAGAATGGCACATTGGTGTGCTAATATGAAATCAGGTAAGAAAAAATGAAAATTAATGATATTATCACCGAAGCAGTTAAACAGAGGTTAGACGCCAAGTGCTGGAAAGGCAAGCACAAAGAAGGCACTAAGATCAAAGGTGGCGTTCGTGTAAACAACTGTGTACCCAACGAGGCTGTTGATAGAAACGCCGAACCACAACCATCTGGTGTTTATAAAAAGAATGAGTTTGACATTAACACAAAAGAACAACAGTGGATGCAGTCAATGAAGAAAAAGCATCCTGATGTTACATTTGCTCAAAACAAAACAACCATGCAGATTTTTGCCATGGTGCCAGAGAAGGGTAAAGTTGGAACATTTGATCCGCGTCAACAGGTAACAGAACTTGAAGTAACAGATCTTGTTAAACCAAATGCACAAACAAACACACCTCCTCGCCGAGTATATTCTATTGCATTAGATGGTCGTCCTGGTAAGCCCGGCGGAGATAAGTTTAATGCTGTTGATGCATGGAACGCTTTAGCTATGGTATTTCCGCAAGACTATCCCGGCGAAGCGGCACAACAAAAAATTGCCGAGGTTCAAAAACGTGGTTCAGCTATAGTTAAGACTGGTATCACCAGCGAAGACATTGCGGAAACTTATGTGTCAAAACTTAGCGGCTTTGTACCAGAACAGTTCTGGAGAATCATTGGCGGTGGGTTAAATGAAGAGTTAGAAGAAGAGTTTGATCTTATTGAGTCGATCGTTGAAGATATAGCTGAACGCAATGGTGTTGACGCAGAAATAGTTTGGGAAGATTTAGAATCATTAACTGATGACGAGTTATACGTATTTGCAACCACAACACCTGTTACAGAAGATTGGCAAAAAGTCAATAAAAAAGACAAGACAGATGGCATGAGTAAGAAAGCTGTCAAGGCCTATCGTCGTGAGCATCCTGGCTCAAAATTAAAAACCGCTGTAACTACTAAACCTTCAAAGTTGAAGAAGGGTAGCAAAGCAAGTAAGCGTCGTAAGAGCTATTGTTCACGTTCAAAGGGCCAGATGAAGATGCACAATATTTCGTGTGCTAAAACTCCAGACAAGGCCATTTGTAAAGCTCGTCGTCGTTGGAATTGCTAATGAACGACTACCCAGTATATCCCGAAGACGACGGCTATGACACTCCACGAAATCCTTACAGCCCGGTCTGACAACTACCACAAGTTGGATAAGATACTTGTCGAGTTATGCGATATGCTATTCTCTGCCCAAAAGAAAAACCCTGAACACTACGGTCTTGTAGCTGCTTGCGTTGTTGACCCAATGGGTCGTCGAGCTACAGGCATTAATCACATTATCAACAACGGCAAACGTGTACACGCTGAACGCGATGCTGTGCGAAACTACGAACAAGCCAATGGACCATTACCAGAAGGATCAATGGTAGTAACAACACTAAGTCCTTGCGTAGAACCAATGTCTGATCGTCATGGTATTAGTTGTAGTGAACTAATGAACGATTTGAATATACGTAAAGTCTATTGTGGATACTTAGATCCTACCCAGGATACACATGTACACAATAACTATGAGTGTGTTGAAACACAAAACGAACAACTAAAAAATATCTGTAAAGAAGTTGCAGATTGTTTTTTAAAAAGAGATATAACAGAATTTGCCCCTACCGCAGATCGCGACGATGACGGCAACGAGCCTGACTATGTATTAGAGTTGGCCAATCGCTGGTGGAATGCTGCCGACCCTGACAAACAGGATCGTATTGCCGCTACATTAAAATCTTTGGGTTATGCGATCAGCCAGGTTGAGTCAGAAGATGATGCTGTGCAGATTACACACTTGCCCACAGGTCATGTGTTTTTTATCAGTGCCGACGAGTTTGATCCAGATTTGTTTGAAATTAGCGATGAGTTAAGACGTAACTATCTTGCCCGTGCCGATCAACAGGTTAGTAATAGAATGGATCATATGGCTCGTGTGCGCGATCGTCTTAACAAAGGTTACGAAATCTATCACGCTGATCGTCCAGCTGGTAGTAATCAGATTGTAGATCGCTTTGACGCTGATACTCCTGCATTGGCAAGACAATACTATGAACGGTTTATTCAAGACTATGAAAGTGATGTAGACTTTGATCTACGTTTACGTCGTGCTACCGGTATTATGGAAAATCAATCTGTTTCTACAGAAGATATCATTGGTTATATTCGCAAATATCACGATTCAAATTTACATAGTGATTATACTGATTATATTACTAATACTTTTACAGGATTTGAATTAAAAGATATTCCTGTAAATTCTATTAAGACAGATTTGCCTAAGTTAGATTCGTCTAAAGTAGAACAATATAAAACAATGGACTTTAGTAAAGCACCTCCTATTGTCATTGGTGATGGATTTATCTTAGATGGTTACCATAGAGCTAATGTAGCAAAAGCCCTGGGTATTCCTACTATCAAGGCCTATGTTGGTATTAAACGTGTAAACGAGATAACGATGGTCCCTACAGTTGCTAAAAGTAAACGCCAACATTTAGATGTTATGCCCAATGATGGTCGTCCTATTCCCGAAGGTGACGAAAGCCATTACTTAGGCAACTTAGTGGCTGAAATGGGAGATGGCTTTCAACTATGGTCTTGGAAATCTCGATGGGATATAACTTACTATGTGTTTGATACTAACACAAGAATCTGTCAATTAGCTACAACAGGTAAACAGTATCCAGAAAATCCTAACAGTTTTGTTGTTATGGGACTATACTCTGGTCCCAAGAATCGTGTCCGTGCTGCAGACTTATATGCCTTCCTTGTTATTAATCGTGGACTAACCTTGGTGTCGGATAACAAGCAAAGCGAAGGTGGCTATCGCGTATGGCAAGAGTTAGAAAAACGTTTTGGTAAAAAAATTAATATACACGGCTTTGATACACGAACAGACAAGGGTGTTAATGTAACAACAAAAGATGAACCCGATACTCATGTTAGTCGTAGCGAAGTTAAAAAGGCCGGTCCACATATGAAAAAAGAATTAGGCTCTATATCAAGAGACCTTCGCTTTGTAGCAAGTGCAAAATAAAAGGAAGAAAAATGCAAACATTTACATTTACAATCAACGGACAAACTTATAACATTACTGCTGCTAATTACTTAGAAGCTCGAGCACAGTTAGATGCTTTATTGAATGCCGGTTAATAGGTTCAAATGAGAATAGACGAAATACAGCTTGGTCGTAGTGTAACTTATAATTTCTACGACATCTATGCATTAGTTCAACAACGAGACGGTCGTCCGGGGTTAACTATTCGACTTCGTCCTGATCGTCCAGCTGAGACTCGCAAAAGCGGTATATATGTCTGGAAACATCCAGACTGGGGTTATTTCTATGTAGGCATTGCTGCCGCAGATAACTTTACAGCACGTTGGCATAAACATATACAAAAATTGTTAGATCAATGTACATCGGCGGCACAGATGCACAACTGGAAACAGTTTGCTGATAAGTTTGCAGCCGCTGGATATGGCATTGAAGATTTAAAAGACGTACAGTTAAGATTTTATCCTATTACCACTGTGGCACAGCATGGTGATCGGGCGGTACTAAAAAAAGAATTAGAGACTATCGAAGATCGTATAGTAGCTTGGTTGAATCCGGCTTGTAATTATCAATACAATCCAGCCAAACCCAGTGCTACCAAATTTCCTACTCAAAAGAACACCCCTTAGGACCGTTTAGTTACGGTTTGGTGTGGCCGGCTGCTGGCCTTGAACATTTGGGAGTCGTGCCCCACGCGATGTTCAAAAAGTGAGCAATAATTCCAAAATGCTCTTGCTTTATTAAACTAAGTAGTATATAATACATTTTTCAATTAGGAGACTATATGTCATCACGTATGTTTAGCGGCGAACAAAAAGCCAAACTCACCCAAATTATCAACGAAGGTATGGCTGTGCTACAAGAGATCGAAGACCTCAATGCCGGACTTAGCGATACTGTAAAAGCCATTGCTGATGAGTTAGAAATTAAACCAGCAATCCTAAAAAAAGCAATCAAGATCGCTCAAAAATCTAAGTTAGGTGAAACTAATCAAGATCACGAGGACTTAAACACCATTTTAGAAACAGTAGGTAAAACGCTTTGATAGAAATATTCAATGGCACTGTAAACTACATTCGACGCGACTTCCAAGAATGGCCGTTGCGTTTCTGTGCTGAGTTGTTTAGTTGGGCCTGTAGCGTAGTCAGTGCCATTATATTTGCCTGTACGGTTCCAACTATTCCTGTAGTTCCACTATACGCAATATTCATTTCAGGATGTTGTGCTGCGGCCTGGACTTGTTGGACACGTGGTAGCTTTGGCTTATTGGCCAACTATGCTTTTTTAATTACTATTGATTGTATTGGTCTTGCAAGAATGCTCCTGACCACTTAGTGATTGCATGATCGCTTGCTGCGGCATGTGCTTCTACACCAGCATGTGTTCCAGTAAATGGATAATTGTTTTTTCTTGACCAATCAATAAAACCTGAATCGTCGAACAAATAAAAGCGATTCCAGGAAATTAAATTTTTTAAACTCTCGATATACCCTGTTGGATTATTAAATAGATAGCTGTTGATAAAAGCATCATTATCTATAGAAAACACATAGGGTATATTTTTTTGACTTAAAAATGTCTGTGCTATTAACATAGCTTCTAAGGTGTAGCAAATTTCTGTATACTCATATTGCCCCGGTCCATCGATCCATTCGCGAACGATTCCCGATTCGGCACGGCTGTTTACAGTAAATCCAGTCCAGCCAGTTTCCGCTGGTACTTCGTATCGGTTGGCCGCTGTCCATAATACAAAAACAAAGTCTCTTGGTTGATAGTCGAATTCAGTTATTTTTCGAGTAATTTTGTGATTGCTGGTTACAGGTTTCCCATTACATAGATATTCTATACCTAAATGCTTGGCAATTAATGCTGTAAATGCTAAACTACGATCTGCAGCAGGCAATTCGTTTCCTGTAATCGGACTTGAACCATAGGCAATAAATCTTGAATAATTTGACATATGAATATTTAACTGTTACAATAGTAGGAGTAAATATTACTAAGAGTCGTTCACTTAAGAACAAGCAGAGTAGTGCCAGCTCAAAGTGGCATAGGAGAATATATTGAGTTACATAGATGCTCTATTTGATAGAGACAAAGATCGTATTCATGTAGTAGAACGTGTAAATGGCGAGCGGGTATACAAAGAATATCCGGCCAATTATACCATGTATTACGACGACCCTCGCGGCAAATTTCAAACAATTTACGGCACACCAGTAAGTCGTTTTACCACACGCAATTCAAAAGAATTCCACAAAGAACTGCGAATCAATTCTAACAAACGCTTATGGGAATCGGATATCAATCCCATCTTCCGTTGCTTGGAAGAAAACTATCTTGGTGCGGATTCACCAAAATTACACACAGCCTTTTTCGATATTGAGGTCGACTTCGACCCCGAACGTGGCTATTCAAAACCCGAAGATCCATTTAATCCTATTACCAGTATTTCAGTCTACATGGATTGGCTTGACAAAATGGTTACTCTTGTTGTGCCACCTAAGAGTTACTCATGGGCAACCGCCGAAGAAATTTGCAACAAGTTTGATAACTGTTTCTTATTTGAACGCGAAGCAGACATGTTAGACACGTTCTTAGACCTAATACAAGATGCAGACATCATGTCAGGCTGGAACTCGGAGGGTTTCGATATTCCCTATACCACAATGCGTATTAATCGTGTACTGTCAAAAGATGATACACGTCGTTTATGCCTGTGGGGTCAATATCCCAAGCAACGCACCTTTGAACGCTTTGGTGCAGAACAATTAACATTTGATTTAATCGGACGAGTGCATATGGACTATATGCAACTGTACCGCAAGTATACATACGAAGAACGTCATAGCTACAGTTTGGATGCTATCGGCGAATACGAGGAAGTGGGTAGTAAGGTCGCTTATGAAGGTACCTTAGATCAACTATACAACAAAGAGTTTGAAAAGTTTATTGACTATAATCGTCAAGATACTGCATTGTTGGCCAAGTTAGATAAGAAATTACGTTTCTTAGATTTGGCTAACGAACTTGCACATGACAATACTGTTTTGTTGCCTACAACAATGGGTGCTGTGGCTGTTACAGAACAGGCAATCATTAACGAAGCACATGCTCGTGGAATGGTTGCACCAAACCGGAGAAGTAGAGATGATCAAGGAGACACGCAAGCGGCAGGTGCCTATGTTGCTTACCCCAAAAGAGGGGTTCACGAATACATCGGTGCCATTGACATTAACTCGCTCTATCCCTCGGCTATTAGAGCCCTTAACATGGGACCGGAAACGATTGTTGGGCAACTCCGCCCAACAATGACTGATCATTACATTAAAGAAAAACAAACCAGTGGCAGTAGTTTTGCCGATGCCTGGGAAAATATGTTTGGCACATTAGAATACAATGCTGTTATGAACACGGAACCCGGTACTGAAATAACCATAGACTGGGAAGGTGGCAACAGTACTGTACACTCAGCAGCCGATGTTTGGCGTATGATATTCGATAGTCGCCAACCCTGGACCTTGAGTGCCAATGGTACAATATTTAAGTATGACACAAAGGGTATTATCCCTGGATTATTGGAAAGATGGTATGCCGAACGAAAAGAAATGCAGGCCAAGAAAAAGGCCGCAACCACTCCAGAAGAAACTGCGTTCTGGGACAAAAGACAACTCGTCAAAAAAATTAATCTTAATTCACTCTACGGCGCGATCCTCAATCCGGGGTGCAGGTTCTTCGACCAGCGTATTGGCCAGAGCACAACGCTTACTGGCCGTATCATTGCCAAACACATGGACGCCACGGTTAACGAGGCAATTACGGGCTCTTATGATCACGTCGGCACAAGTATTATCTACGGTGACACGGACTCGGTATACTTTAGTGCGTGGCCGGCGCTCAAAGAAGAAGTAGCCGCAGGTCGTATGGAATGGAACAGAGAAATCTGTGTACAACTATACGATACTATTGCTGAAGCAGTAAATGATTCATTCCCTGCGTTTATGGAACGTGCTTGTCATTGTCCACGTGAGATGGGTAGTATTATCAAAGGTGGTCGAGAACTTGTAGCTTCAAAAGGTCTATTCATTAAGAAAAAACGATATGCTGTATTAATTTACGACATGGAAGGTGTACGTCTGGATACACACGGCAAGCCGGGTAAAGTCAAGGCCATGGGTTTGGATCTGAAACGTTCAGACACTCCCAAGGTAGTACAGGATTTCTTAAGTGAAATCTTAATGATTGTGTTGACCGGCACAGGCGATGTACGTCAAACTGTAATTGACAAAGTACGTGACTTTAAACTGCTGTTCACCGAACGTCCAGCTTGGGAAAAGGGTACACCTAAACGTGTAAACAATTTAACCAAGTACACAGCCGAAGAACAACGATTAGGTAAAGCTAACATGCCCGGACACGTTCGTGCCGCGATGAATTGGAATAGTCTAAAACGTATGCACGGTGACAACTACAGTACCAGTATTGTAGATGGTATGAAAACTATTGTATGCAAGCTCAAAGATAATCCTTTGGGGTATACAAGCGTAGGTTACCCAACAGACGAAACACATATTCCACAGTGGTTTAAAGATTTGCCGTTTGATCAAGATGCTATGGAAATGGGCATTGTAGATCAAAAAGTAGAAAACTTATTGGGTGTGCTGGAATGGCGTATTGCTGAAAGCACAGATATTAAAACAACATTTGATAGTTTATTCAGCTTCGAGTAATATATGGGACTATATGATCTTGTCACTCTAAAAACATCATTGCTGAATGCACTGAATGTTGAACCTTCAATTGGCACATTAACTGAGCTACGCCAAAACTTGGCAAAAATCAAAACCTACGATTTAAAACTTAATAATGAACAAGAAGAATACATTAATTCTCTTATTAACCATTACGATAATGTAATTGAGTCGGTTAGAAAACCATCCAACGAATTTAAAAATTATCTTGGACAAATCAATTCTCAAATTGAAGAAACTACACATAGACTATTTGCTAATAATTATGAGTTAGAGAAAAAGCCCGACTCTGTTGACTATGTTCGCACTCACAGAAAATTATCAATGCCGGGGCAACAAGATAAAAATAATATTATTCGAGAAAAATTATTTCAACGTACAAGTTGGTTATATCCTTCATTGGAAATTGGATGTCGTGACGGAGAATGGACTCAATATCTTACATCATCCGATCCATTGTATATTGTAGATCAATTTAGAGAATTTCTTGAATTTACTAACAATAAATTTAATGAAGCTTATCAAAAAAGATTGAGAAAATATCAATTAGTAAATCACGATCTTAGTATGTTGCCCGCCGGACAGTTTGCGTTTGTTTTTAGTTGGGGGTATTTTAACTACGTTAGTATGGATACCATGAAAATCTATCTACGGCAAATATTTGATTTACTACGACCCGGCGGTTCGTTTTTATTCACATATAATGACGGTGATACTCCACAGGGTGCTGGGTTAGCTGAGGGCATGGGACAAACATATATGCCACGTAGCTTTTTAATTCCGCTGGCTGAATCATTTGGCTTTGAAGTACTTGAACAATCGGGATTTAGTAGTCATATAAATTGGTTAGAATTAAAACGACCAGGTGAGTTAAAAACAATCAAAGCACATCAGGTATTGGGCAAAATAAGACATAAACCAAGCAGTATATCAACACCAGTTGTAGAACATCCATTGTTAGGCCAAGTACCGGATCAAGCATTAAAAGTCAATGTAGAAGCATTAAGTTTGGATGAACTAAGAGACATGGCTATAGAGTTAGGCATAGGCACACCAGATACAGTTCGTTATGGCATGCAACCGGACCAATTAAAACAGGCAGTAAAAGAGCGATTAAAATAATCAAACCAATTGACAAATCTAAATACAATCACGTATACTAATAAACACAGGAGAAACTTATGAAAGACCACTTACAAGATATCGTACAACACACTCATGGCTTGGGCATTATTGATCTGGTAAAGATTACCGGTACTGCCAGCGATACCCTTATTAACAGTATTGCTGAAGATAAATCAGTTATCGTTGAAGCAAAATTTAAATCAGCACACCCAGACTTCATTGGCACATTTGGCATGCCTAACTTGGCAAAACTTAATACTATTCTAAATATTCCAGAATACAAAGAAGATGCTGCTATCAGTATTAATAAACAAAAAAATAGTGCAGGCGAAGATGTACCAAGTGGTGTACATTTCCAAAATAAAGCAGGCGACTTTAAAAATGATTATCGCTTTATGTCAGCAGAAGTAATTACAGACAAATTAAAAACTGTTAAATTCAAAGGTGTTAAGTGGGGAGTGGACATTGTTCCAACTGCCGCTAACATTCAAAGACTTAAATTCCAAGCAAACGCTAACTCAGAAGAAAATACATTTACAGCAAAAACTGAAAATGGTAACCTAAACTTTTACTTTGGTGATGCTTCCAGTCACGCAGGTAACTTTACATTCCAAGCTGGCGTTAGTGGAACATTAAATAAAAATTGGTCTTGGCCTGTGGCAGCTGTAATTAGTATTTTGAGCTTGCCCGGCGATAAGACTCTTAAGATCAGCGACGAAGGTGCTGCGATGATTACCGTTGATTCAGGCATTGCAGATTATTCTTATATTATTCCAGCACAAACTAAGTGATAGTAGACGCAGGTTTTTTAGAC